CACTAAGATAGGTAAAGATGGTTATGCTTTGAAAATTAATGACCATAGCTATCAAGACATGCAGAAAGCTAACAAAACGTATTTGGACTTAATGTTGAATGCATTACACGCAACTGGTTTCCAAGCTAAGTTAGAAGCAACCAGTACTGAAAAAGCAATGGCAATAGCGACGCAAGTTAATAGAGCACGACAAACAAAGTTTAAAGAGATATTTGGAACAGATGTATCTTATTCTGAAGCAGAAGTATTAAACTACATTGATTACTCAACCAAAACAGCATTAGGTTCATTTGTTAAGTCAGCTAAGCAAGCAACACCATTTGGACGTTTCATCACCCAATTCCAACGTTACCAAAGAGAAGCGGCAGTAGATCAGTATAACTTGTTTAAATACCGTAACGAGCTTTATACAGCCGTAGAAGATGACATTTTGTATTGGAGTGCGAAAGCAGGGGCGGGAGACAAGAAATCACAAGAACTCCTTGACATATTAGAACAAGTAGGTTTGGTATCTGCAACTGACATGACTGGTTCAATGAGTAAGCTAAAGAACAGAGCTTATGCATTAAATACAGCGGCTGGTTTATTATCAGGTGGTGGTAAATATTTAGGTGTAATGGCATTAAACCAATTTAACCAAATACTCAACGGTGATGATGATGATCAAGAAAAAGGGACAGGTCAGTTAATTGGAAGTGCGATAGGCAAAGAATGGCTAACAGAGAGATCCCAAGATATGCGACCATATGCTGGTATTTACCAAGGTGGTGCAACTGGTTTGACAATGGCAACTTTACTTGCAGGTGTGTATGGAATGTTCAAGACTGTCGATGATGTAAAGACTGATGGGAAAGTAGATTTACGTAGCCATACTAAAAACCTTAACGCAGTAGAAGGTCTTACAGCACCACTTAATTACGTATTAGGCATGACAGCTAATGCAGCAATAAAGACTAGTCTTGTTGCTTTTTATGCAGCTATACTAAATTACGCAGATAAAGGTAAAGGATTTACTGCCAAAGAGAAAGCTAATCCAAATTTTTATCTTAAGTTTGTAGGAGACAAAATAACACAAACATCACAAACGTTCCCGTTCGCAGCTTTAGCCACAACTTATGTGAATGAACAACTTAAAGCTAACGATAATAAAAGCAAAAAGAAAAGACCTAAAAGAGGCAGTAACGAAGACTTTTAATTCCAATTATATTTTTTAACAATAGGAGTACTTATGTACATATTCAAACAATTCAAAGTGAGAATGGGTGAGAACCAACGACAAGGTTTAATCACAGGCAACATATACAAAGTTTATGGAGCTAACCCTAACAGAGAACAATTCTTAGTCATAGATGAAGCTGGACACTTTGTTTTCGTAGATTTCCATAACACTACATTCGCAGGAGACGACATTGAAGTTACCATTGAAACCAACAATTGTTGCAAGTCAGTTGATGAACCAGGACTTATCGAACCAGCCGATGAACCAGGATTTATTGAACCAGGAGATGAACCAGGAGAAGATACAGGACTTATTGAACCAGGCACGACAGAGGGAAGCCCAGAGATTGGATCAGATGAAGCAATCGCACCTAAGACAACTGGCAGATTTGGCAGACCTATACAGCCAAAAGGAAAGTGAAATAGGATTGACAATGTGGGAGCTGATATGGTTTATCCTTAAGCAACCTATTACAATCATTAAATTAGTAGTCAAAATACTCACAATCATAAATTCATTAAAGGATAGAACAATGAAAGATTTCAAAACAACAGCTCTAAGCATACTACAAGCATTGGTATTATTAGGCTCATTGTTTGGCGTACAGGTAGCACCTGAATTACAAACAACAATCATTACGTTAGCAACGTCTGCTTATGCAGTACTTGGTGCAATAAAAGGTTTCTTCACCAAAGATAGCATACCACCAACGGCAGCGTAATGAATCAATACAATCTACAAACACTACTGGATAGAGTTGCAGATAATACACATAGCCCTAATGATATGAATTCGTTAGGGCTATTGTATTTTGCTAAGACACACTTTCCAGAGATATTCAGAAATGAATGGGCACCTCATCATTACGACATGTGTCAAATGTTCTTTGCATTGTTATCACCTAACCTAAAACGTAGGGATGAAAGATTAGCTTACTTCTTAGTACATAGAGAAGCAGCTAAAAGCACAGTAGGTACGTTCTTATTCCCTATCTTCAATATCTACTGCAAAGGTTTAAAGGTATGGACAAGGCATAACGCTTTAGGGTGGGAAGGTGCAGACATACATGATCATACGTATGAAGAAGTAACTATAGGCGAAGACTTCATGGTAATAACGTCAGAAACGAGCGGACAGTCTGAAAGGTTCGTTAGTGATATAAAAGCTATAATAGAAGAAAGAGATGACTTAGCATCTATCTATGGCGAAAAAAAAGGTAGTCTAATAGAACTTGAACCTGGACAAAGACGTAAAGACCAAAAATGGACGCAAACAGCATTTCTTACATCAGACAATACAGTTGTATTAGGTGCAGGTTCTGGACAACGTATTCGTGGACTAAAGATACGTGGACACAGACCTTCATTCATAATGATTGATGACATGTATTCTAGGCTTAATACTAAGACAATGCAAACAAGAGAGAACTTAAACAATTGGTTCTTTTCAGATCTACTTAAGAGTGCAGATAGTGAACGTGCTAAGATATTATGGTTAGGTACAATGGTACACCCTGATACAGTAGTTAAACGTTTCAGACAGACCACAGACTGGCATGGCATTGAACGTCCTATTATTTCGATAGATGAATTGCAAGTAGGTTTACAGAACTGCTTAGTCAATGGTGAGCCTGATAAACCATTGTGTAATACTTGGCAAAAAACAATGACTACATTATCATGGCCCGATAGACACACTTTGTATGACATACTAAAACTATACACAAACGATGCTTTGTTAGGACAACTGAATTACTTCTACCAAGAGTATATGAATGAATCATTAGCACCAGAGAACAAGCTAATTGATCATGAAGCATTTGTACGTACTAATATCACCTACGAAGAGGAAGGAGGTAAAAGCTATGTAACGTTCTTCTATGAGCATATAGAATGGCGTGGTGAAGTTCTATTAAGCTTAGCATGTGACCCAGCGGCAAGTGCAAGTGAGAGAGCAGATGATACTGTGATTATGGTAGGTGGTTATGCACGTTGCTTCCCAAGAGCAGTAGGTACACCATACGAGTTACAAGAATTAGGTATGCCTAATGGACGTATATTCCCTATCCTACTACATATTGAAGGTGGTAAGTATTCAACCTATGATTACAATGAAATGCCAGGTATATGTGAAGCTATCTTAGCTTTAGATAAGAGATACAAATTAGACATGATTAAGATCGAAGCTAACGGTCAACAAGCACAGATAGAACGTGAAGTACGTCGAAGTATGCTTGAAGGTATTTACAAGCAAGGAGAGGTGGTTAAAAGCTCATTTAGAAGCACACCAGTATGGGCAGAGTATCAAACAAGTGATAAAAAAGAAAGAATTATAACCACAGTGTTGTCAATCGTACAAGCACACAAAGTATTTATTTGCAATGACAACAAGCACATAGACAAACTATACCTACAGTTGATAGCTATTAGTTTAGCTGATCATGATGATTATGCAGATGCTTTAGCAATGGTATTTAAAGGTGCTAGCATACCAGCGGTTTATAACTTACACGTTTGGCAGAACGGAGAAGATAAAGTAGATAGAGTAGAACAATTAAAAGAAATTTATGGTATGGATTATTGGATGTACTTATGAGATTAGTTAAATGTATTCATAGAGGACAGGAACTAACGTCCAGGTGCTATGATAACCACAAAGACTTTATGAAAGATGCATATGTATATAACTATACGCTATGCGAGAAACGTACACCGTGTGAAGGTGCTTATATACTCACCGACAATGGTTGGTATGTGCCTATACTGAAGGTAGTGATATTTGATAACCTAAAGAATAACAAGAGCATGATTAGGTTCTATATCCCAAGGAGAGTATATACATTCTTCATTAACCACAATGATAAAGTAAGGCATAGTGCTTTTGTATTCTATCCAGATCAGAAAGTTCTATACAAGCTACCTAAAGCTCGTTATGTAGTTATTGCTATGTTAATGGAACAAGGTATGCCTATCTTTGAAGCAGTAGCGTATGCATTCCCTAAGCACTCCGAGAAGAATAACCTAAGAGTAGTTACTACACTTATGAATGAAGAATCAATATTGAATTTAATTAAAGGACAAGCAATGAGCAGACTTAAAGATGAAATGCTTAACCAAGGCATTAGTGCTGAATGGTATGTGAAACAATTGAAAGACATACTATCGGATACAAAGAGTAATCCTAACTTAAAGAAATATGCTTTAGAGCAAATAGGTAGGACAATAGAACAAGAAGAAAAAAGAAATATTAATTATGTTGTAGGCTTACAGTTAGAAGCTAATGCACCTAAACAGTTACAGTCTAACCCACCACTTATGCTTGAAAAAAAAGAGAACTAAATACCTTATGTAGGCATTAGTTCTCTTATAACAGTTTCTAAATATTTTATGTAATCATACACGTCTTGTGTAGCTCTACAATCTATACCACCACATTTATCAATAGGATAAACTGGTGGTATGATTTTAATGTCATTTATTTGCATATCGTGACGTTAGCCAAAACTTCAAGGTCCTACTACCAAAGTATTCTATTAGTTGGACAAATCCACCAGCATGAAAAAGCAATTTATCATCATGATTCTGACTAGCCCAACTTAATTTCTGGCATAGTATATCTTCATCAGGTGAGTAAATTAACACCCATTTCGATTGCATCTCATCCGTCCAGTCTACTCTCCAATTCGCACGTGCGTTTATTGAGCGTATCATAGCTCTAACATCTTCATCCAATTCTTCCCATACCAAGTTACTCATAGTTCTCTCTTCCTAGTTATCCAAAATCTCAAGTTTGCATGACCAACGTATCCTCTTAGTTTTTCAAATCCACCTTCATAAAAATACAATGCATCATCATGATTTTGACTGGACCAACTCAATTGCTGAATTAGTTTACTCTCATCATGTGAGTAACATACGTTGCATTTTGTTTGCGTTCCATCTGTCCAGTCTATTTTCCAATTCGCATTTCTGTTTAGTATACGTATATTTTCCCGTATTTCTTTATCCAATTCTTCCCATGTCCAATCCCAAATACTTATCATTACGCTTCCTCATAATCATGTAAGAAACTACATAACACTTCATGTATCTCAAGTTGAGCTGCATAAGCATTTTTCTCATTACTGAATACATAAGCTTCTCCTAAACATTCTTTCAATGCAAACAATAAATGACTTTCATCTTCTACTGTAATCATTGTATAATCTCGTGTTATTACATATAACACACCTACTTGTTCTAACTTGACAAGCCATTGGTTAAATTTACTTAAACTCATTTCATTATCCTATTATTATAAAAAAAGGTAAGCTACTTGCCTACCTTTTATTCACTCTTAACTAATCAAGCTCAGCCATTCAGGTGCTTCACTTAAACTAATTGCATCAACTATCTCTCCAGTCGCCTGTATCGTATGTTTCTTCACTGTCACTAATCTACCTGCAAATGTCTTTCCATCATACTTAGATAGAAAGTTATATGCAGTCTGTCTGTTTGGATCTATCTCTAACTGTCTTTGAGATAAACTGATTGAACATTCTGTATTGATCTTATTCATATACAATGTTCCAGTTGATAACATACTGTCATATACAACTGTTTCTTCTGCCAATGTTAAATTACTCTTAGCCATAACTCTTCCCTTAAATAAATACTTGCTATCATACATCTTATGATAATCAAATAAAAGAAAAGATCCCAGACACTACCACAAAAGCAAAGAGCGAAGCAGACACACGTATACCTATTTGCCCCATTAAAGCCCCTCCCTTGCATTATTAACCTTAACCTATACATTTGTATCAAATACATGCTTTATTCTGTCTCACGCTGGTTATATCACTACACTATACTCTCTATACACATACATACATATATTAATTATATATAT